CGCCTGGCCAAGGATTGGGAGTGCCTCAACCGAAAGGCCTTGGCGTTCTTGCGTCTCGCCTCAATCCGCCTCATGCTCAGAAAACTCTGCAATCCGGCCTGAAGTGTCCGGACAGACTCTAAGCGACATGCCTAGAGTAACGTTCGAACCGTGCCTGCCGACCCGAGGGACCAAGGTTCCCGCCGGCCCGGACTGGCTCCACGAAATCAAACATGACGGCTACAGGTTAATCGTCGTCCGCGACGGCGCCCGCGTCCGGCTGTTCACGCGCAACGGCCACGATTGGACCAAGCGCTATCCGTTGATCGTTGAGGCCGCGCTGCGCAACCGTCAAACCTCATTCGTAATCGATGGCGAGGCCGTGCTGCTCGGCGTTGACGGCATCTCGGACTTCACGGCCTGCACTCGCGCCGGCATGACGACGAGGTCCAGCTTTACGCCTTCGATCTCCTGGCGCTAGGGGGCGAGGATCTGCGAAACCTGCCGCTCAGCCTGCGCAAGACTAATCTAGCGCGGCTGCTGGCGCGGCGGCCGGAAGGCATCTTTGTGAGCGACTTCGAGCAAGGCGAGATCGGTCCGGACTTGTTCCGGAAAGCCTGCGAGTTTGGTTTGGAGGGCTTAGTTTCGAAGCGCCGCGATCGTCCATACCGCGCCGGCCGGTCACCGGACTGGATCAAGGTGAAGAACCGGAAGCATCCGGCAATTGATAGGGTCAAGGATTCATTCGCATGACGAACGAAGACCGAGTGAAAATCACCCTCGGGGTCTTCGAGACCATGGAGCACGGCGCAATCCCTAAAATATGTTTGGAAATTGTGATTTCGATCACAAATGAAAGGCTCGCCCGCTCCTATACTCCGCATTGCCGCTTTCACGCTCGCCTGGGTGGCCTTTCTTCTAACTACTTGCACCCAAGTCCGTTGACCCTTCACTGGGACGGCCCGCAGCTGGTAGCCGAGGGGGATGAGGGGATGCTGAGGAATCGAGCGTCAAGAATATTTTTAGGAACATTTTTCGCGGTTTTTGTCGCGCCCGCGCTCGCCCACGATCCGAGCCATCCGGAGTTGAACGGTTGGTTCGATAAACTCGCGTCAGGCAGGGGACTGTGCTGCTCGAACGCGGACGGCTTCGCGGTCGCAGATCCCGACTGGGATTCGAAGAATGGCCACTATCGAGTCCGCCTTGAGAATAAATGGATCGATGTTCCCGACGAAGCCTTGATCACCGAACCGAACCGGGCCGGCAGAACGATGGTTTGGCCTATGCCTATGATTGAAGGCGATACCATCAGGATCAGATGCTTCATGCCGGGCAGTATGATCTAAAACCAGAGCGGATCGGTCAACGAAATAGTCGTGCATAGTGGTTAAGCGTAGTTTGTCGAATCTCAGTAGACCTTTAGGGCCATAAGGCCCCCGAAAATTTGGAGAATGACATGAACGCTGCAATTGCATGGCTTCTTCCGCGCGCGTCGGCAACATCACTCGCTAGCGCTGAGTCATTGGTCACGGTCGCGCTGTTTAGCGGAATTGGCCTCCTGCTGTCCTTGTCCGTATTGATTCTGGATCAGTACATCCCCGGCGAGTGGTTCTGAGTTCGTTCGCACGAAATGATGAACCCGCCGGCAGGGCAAGGTCTCGGATGGCCTCTGCACGGTGAAAAGAAAAGCCCCGCATGAACCGCATGCGGGGCGAGTCTTGAAGAAGGAAGACGGCAACACATGCCTGCGCTGCCAATCAGATCATACCACGCGCCGACCGAAAGCCCGCATCCAAGTCTTGTTATTGCGCGCCAATGTTTTGGGTTCTCGCGCCGAGAGTCTAGAGATTTGCAACGAGTGGAGGCAAATAATGGCCAAATCAAAATTGGGGCCGATCCCCGACGATCATTTCGAGAATGAGCCAGCGCCGCCAAATGTGAGCTATCCCGGCAAATGGCCTGATGACGTGAAGGCTGAGTTTGATGCAGACGGAGCGCCTTAAGGAACTGGCCCGCCGGCTGGTCGAGCTGGGCTGAAGGTGAAATCGCCAAGATGACGAGGGACTGACACATTGCATCGGGGCTTAGAATGATCCTCGATATCATTACGGTTCTGTTTTTTGTTTTGGGTTTCGCGCTTATTTTGTGGATGGTTGGGGAACGACGGCGCGACGTACTGCACTACGTGACCAAATCTAGAAGGGCGCGTTCCCGATGGCTTTGGTTTGGGGCGGCGCTGCTGGCTATGATGGTCATTGCGTATATCGCCATGAGCCTCCAGCGATAAAGCGCCTTGCGCGCTCGCTCAAGTTGCGAAAGACTAGCTTGTTGGGGGGAATGGCCGGCGTGGTACCCGCAAGCGAGACTCGTTCTTTCAAGGCGTCAGAAAGGCGGCTCTATTCAGCAGCCCTAAAGGCATCACTGCTGATTGCGAGCCCGCTGCTCTATCTGGTTTTCGTTGCCATCATCGCGTTCCGCGATCGGGTGCGGATGAACGCCCTCATGCACCAGCGTGTGGTGGCCCTGAACCTCGCACCGCTCTGCTACAGGAAATTCAGGTTCGCAAAATCATCAGAACATGCAATGGTGCGCTAAGTTCGCTTTCGCAATATGGATCAGTTTATTGCGGCTGCGAGTGGCGGGACGATAGAGAAGAATTAAGAACGTCAGGTGATCGACATATCGCGCGCACATAAACAGGGGGCAGAAAATGGCTGACCTGAAGCCGATCATGGTTGTCGCCACTTCGGTGGAGGCCGGGAAAGGCGGCAACGGTGTCGTCATGGTGCGCTTTACAAATCCCTACGACGATGTCGATTTCTACATTCGCGTGCCCGTTAAGAATTTGAACACACCAAACATTTTGAAAGAGGCCGGGACTAGCGTCAAAAATTTTGCCGACCAATTTGGATTGGCTGCGAGCGCACCTTTGAAGTTTTTGCAATGAGTCCGGAAACATTAAGCCGCGACGTCTTTTTCTAACATGTCCATGCGCAAGCATTCGACCATCGTCCGAATGTGCTTTGCGTAGTCGAGACAAACGTCGGCAACCTCGGGGTTAAGTGTCGCCTCCAATTCCCAATGCGCCGCCTTCATTTCCCAATCGGCGATGATTTCCTCATCGGTATATGTCGGCGGTTCATAGGCCATCACACAAACAGCAACCCGCGATCCTCATAGATCGACGGACCGCCCGGCAGCGCCGGATCAAGGGACATCAGATCCGTCGCGTTGAACGTCGCCATTAGTGCGTCAATTTTCGCGGTGCCGCTGGCCTGTTTTGTAATCAAGATTCCATTTGCCCTGGGCTCTACCTTGGCATTGCCGACACACCAAGCCATCAGCGGTTGCGCGCCGTGCACGAATGAACCGTCAGCGAGATGCCTCTCCAGCGTCTTGATGGCCCGTCCTAGCTGCCATCCCTGAGCGATACCCACGATCCGTTTCTTGGTATTATTGTCGATCCCGCGCGTCGCCAGGGCGTCTAGCACCTGTCCGATACCGATAGGATCGACACCTATCGCGTTTTCGTCAGGCAGCAAATGCGCGCGGTCGATACGCTCGACGATCGAAACAAGCTCCTCAATATCGTCGCCAATTTGATCAACGATAGCAATGTCGCCAGCGGCCTCAAGATCGCGCAATTTCGGTGCAATGGATTTCTGCCGATCGAGCGCGGAACGATAAGCCCATGCCCGACCGAAATGCAGCCATTTCCGCGTGCCCTTCTCCCGGCCGATAGCGGCGAAGCCGAGAAGGTCCGAGAGTCCACCCCCGTCGATCCCGCACACGATAACCTCGCAACGCTCCAGCAACGCGTCAAGCGTCACGCATTTGTCGCCACAGGATTCCCAATAGTCGGCGCCCACCCAACGATCCGAACGCAATCCCAATCCGATTTCTATATTCAAGTGTTGCGAGGCCCAACGCCGAAACTCTTCTTCGCTGGTATCTTTCGCGGCCTGAAAATCTTTCTGCAGCCGCTCAATCGTCACCGGCCGCCCGAGGTTCGGATTGACCATCCACCAATTATCCGAGTCGCTCCACTTTTCCTGATCTGCGTTGATGTCGTTGGGGAATTCGTACAGCACCGGGAGCATTGCCCCGTCGCGCTTGCCGTCCCGTATCGCCCTGGCCTTGTCTAGCTCGGCCTTGAAGGCACCGGCCGGCGGGCGCTCCGACTGCGTGGTGATGAAAGTCAGGAAGCCTTCGGGCTGGGATATCAGGCCGCCGCGAAGCTGGCCGATGACGCGATCGGCGTTGGCATTGGTCGAGACGGTGTGCAGCTCGTCCATCAGTGCCCCGGCCGGCTTGACGCCGGTCAACACGTTCGGATCAAACGATTTAACCTGAAGCGTCGCGCCGGTTTCGAGCCATGTAACCTTTTTCAAGTGCGGCTGAACGTGCATAGCGTCTCGGCGCCGAAGCCGCGCATCGGCCTCGATCATTCCGGCCACTTGGTTGAAAGCAATTTCCGCGATGGGTTGCGTTGGAGCGATCAGCAAAAATTCCGCCTTCGGTCGCTCGTTAATCAAGAGCGAAGTCAACATCAGCGCCGCGCCATACGAAGTTTTGCTCGATTTTTTTGGTACCAGCAAGAACGGCTCGCGCACCATTCGCTCGCCGTTGACAATCGAGCCGTGCAGGGCGCGAACGATATCGCGAAACCAATCGCCGGCCGCGTCCTTTAACAATGGCTTGCCTGGAACGTCGGGCAATCGAAGCTTATCGAATACTCGGACAGCCCTGGTCGCCGCCTTCTCGTCAAGCGGCAATTTCGGCAACAGTGATTTGCCGGTGCGGATCAGTTCTTGCCAGTTCGGCGACGATAAGTTCCAAGTCATGGGACTCTACAGTACGCGCGCCCCGACGGCCCTGGGCTTACCACGGCGATCATCCTCGATAACTTCGAATGACACCCTTACCCCTTGGCTGAGCATCATCGCGTTTTTGATGTCACGCCGATGGACAAACACGTCAGCACCGCCGATGTCCGGCCGCAGAAACCCGTACCCGCGCTCCTCGTTCCAGCCGACACAAACTCCCGTTGTCATTCCTTTCGCGCTATGCACGCCGGTCTTGCTCCGCGTTAAGCGTTTGAACTGCCGTCCGTTGATTGAAATCGGCGACTGCTGCGTCGGCGCTCGCCCAAAACGCCTTGACGTAAGCAGCGCGAGATTCGGGCGCCTTTGCGGGTGGGTAATTTTGCTGGGCCAATTGATCGAGCACGCGAGCCACCAACCCATCAAGGTGGTTTCGGCTGACTTCCGCACGACTCCCGGCGGGGCAATCCTTGTGCTGCGAGAGGGCCTGAGCGATTAAATTTTTTCCGAGTTCACCGCCGTCCTTTTCGGCCCAGGCCTTGAGTAGCACCGCCTGATAGCGCGCTTTTTTGGCATCGAGCGCGTTCGGTGTTTTGACGCTCGGCGGTGATCGGCGGCTTACGGCTGCGACTGGCGGGGCTAGAGCTGGCCGGGCTGGTGCAGGAGGAAGTAACTTTGGCTTTGGATTTTTCGCCGCATGATCCCTGAGCGACATCGCCTTTTCGATTAGCGAGGTTGACTCGCGCAGCAACGCCGCTTCCTTTTTGCGCTCCGTCTCAACGAACGCTTGCGCTTTCAAATATTCCGCTTCAGGGAGACCGATTGGTCTTTTGACAAACTCCAAGATTCGACCGTCCGCGTCGTGCTTGGTGATCGTGACGTGCTCGGCCATGTTTGGATTCATGTGTCACCTGGCGCATTGCGCTCAGCTCGCGCGCGGTCTAAATCGAGCACAACGCCGCGAGCGTCCGGCCCCGCTTCAAAGCGCAATTGCGGCTCGGGCCGATTTGCGCGCTCAGCTTCCTGCTCAGCCATCGCTTTGGCACTTAGCTGCACAAGCTCCTCGCGCGGAGCACCCATCGCCCTTGCATCTAGAAATCGGCGGAGTGCGCCTGACGCGTAAATTTTATTAACGGCGAACATCAAAATTCTCCTAATAGAAAGACCCGGCCGGGACACCTATATTGGCGACCCCGGCCGGTTATTGGCCCCAGCGACGAGGCGACGAGCAGGCCACGCAAACCTGGTGAAAGTTTTTCATCGATCTACACCGTAAGCTTGACGCCGAATCTGGGCCGCTTCGGCAATGCGCTGTTGCCGTGCGGTCACTCCAGGATCAGGCAATGAAAATTCCTTGCCGCCCGAGACAGCGCCAATGACGATACAGTCCTGATTGCAGGGCAGACTGCACCAGGAAAATTCCAATAATTTTACCGAATGATAGTCGATCCCCAGGGGACGATTTGGATCCTTTGAAAAAGACCAGCGGATCGGCTGGAACCCGATCGATATGCCCTTCAGCAACGAAGCGCGGACCGCAGCAGCGATACGGTCGCTGTCGGCAGAGACGCCGGGCTGCGGAAACTTGGCGATTGCCATCAGCATTCCCGACGACATCCAGGGCGGCGACGAAATGGCAACTGGCGGCACGGAAGCATTGTGCGAATCCAACACGGCCGGATTCTTGTTGAAGTCAGTGCGATCGACGCCGGCGGGGTCCACCTGATCGTTCACAAGGTCGGTGCGCTTGGATGTGATAGGGACTACAAAGCTAAAATCGTCCGCTTTCATTTCGCGTCTTACTGCGAGACCCGCGTCTGCAAGGTTGCGTTGGACTGCAGCAGGATCGCAAACAACAGACGCGTTACGAACTGCCGTTGATGCGCCCCGAACGATTCTCTCCGGCAACGCCATGACGTAATCGCGAATTACGGCGATATCTTTCGACGACCAAACAATGTGATTGCCGTTTGTGATGCCCTTAATCCGCTTAACAAGCGCGTCATTTCGCAACATATCGAGAGTGCTATCGGCCATCAGGACTTGGCCTTCTTAACTTCGGCCGAAGTCACCACGCCGTCCGCCAGGGCGATTTCGGTTAGATCGCTGATCGATGTATCGCTGATTGGTCGGCCTCCAATGACGTTGGCCATCGGCAACCGCACTGACGAAATGTCAACGCATTGTTCGAGAAGCCGCTGCGCTTTTTCCTCCAGCGCGGCAAATTTGATCGCCGTCAATACGATCTCGCGGCACAATGCCCGCCATCCGTCGCCGTTTTCCTCAGCCCATTGGATAGCCTCCGTTGCCCGCGCCACTAAATCTTTGCTCGCAAGAATTTTCAGCGCGATTTCGATTCCGCGCTGCTCGCGGAGAAGTATTCGATCGCGATTGACCTCAGGGGGAAGCGAAAGCGATTCAGGCGCGGACCCGTTTAACAAATGTCTTGCATGGTCTATCGCGGCGCGCTCATCAGGGTCGATCGTAGTAGTTGCGGCGGCACTTTTCGGCGCGCTTCTATAAATTTCGGCGCGCTCGCTGACGATCTCTTCACGGCGCGCGACGAGCGGCGCCTTTTGCCGAGCGATTTCGGCAGATGTCAGCTTATGGATTTCGGAATCAGTGTGTTTCATAATCGAATTATCCCACATCATTTGGACTGGAAACGGATACTGTCCGCCTTTCTGCACGGCGCCAGCGGCGCAGCTTTGTGGCGAGACTTTCAACGTCAACCGGGTCGTCCGGATCGGTGGCAAACTTTTGCGCAACCCGCGTTGCAGCGGACGAGCCTAGGCCCCGCTGTTCCCAGCGCTCCATTTCCGCAAGCATCGCCCTACGTCGGGATTGGCGTAGAGCAGCGACGCTCTCGCGGGGCGTGATGGCCGGCGTGTCGCTCGCAATGTCGGCCGCCACCGCGTCGGCCAACGACGCGACCACCTCGGCTACGGTTTGCTCGCGGGCCAGCAGCGCCAACGCCGCAGCCCTTACGGCACGCTCGACATGCCACTTGGTGACGGCCTCTGACATTCAGTTAGAGCGCTCCGGCCGGCGATCCAACAAATCGCCCCAACCATCAGCGGTCGGCTCGTCAGTGTCCGAATGAGCCTTTGACTTGCCCGCAGCAATTTCGAGGATGTTCTTCGCCGCACTTACTCGCGCAGATTCATTTTCACCATTGGCGGCGATATGAGCTAGGGTCGCAATTGCGAGATCGACATGCTTCTTCGCCAGCGCTTGGGCGCCCTGGCCGCTCACCCTCGGAATTTTGGTGAGTGGTGGCGCGGTCGGTTTTTTCTTGCGGCCCGAGCCGTCTCGCTTGCCGCCCCGGCCGATATTTCTGCTGACTGTCATCGTTTTAGAACTCCAATTTGCGTTGCATTTTGATCGATCGTCCGTTTGAAAAACGCAGAGGGCTTGAAGAATGGGGGAAAATGAACCTGTGCGGTTCCGCTCCCTTTAGCGCCGGGTGCATTTAAACCCCCTATCCCTCAATGGCTTAGCGGCATATTCCATCATAGGCCGTACCTCCTCGCGCGCGCTCGATTGGTTTTGATGGTGTGGTGCGCGCCGCAGATGCACATGCCGGGCCCCTGGTCCGCGCCACCGTCGCTACGTTCGGTGATGTGGTCAGCAAACATGCGGTCGCCGTTGCTTGCTGACTTCTCACAGCGTTGACCGTTCTCAATCACCTCACATCGCCAGCCTGCTTGCCTGCACACCGCTAACCGCCACTCGCGATGCTGCTGTGTCGAGTAGTACGAGTCAGGTTGCCGGGGTCGCGGTACGATGCGTTGCCCGGCTCGGGGGACGCGACTGGCGAGCAACGATAAGCGGGGCGGTTTCATGCTGCGCCTCGCTCTCTTGTCCCACCTGTCCCACGCGTCCCGTTTGTCCCGTTGGTGCGGTTTCCAGCCTTGTCCCGTGGGACACGCCTAAGGGATGTCCCGTGGGACAAGCTTCGGGACGGGCTGATCCGGCTCATTCCTCATCCCCGAGCCGGCGGGCAACCGTCGATTTCGATAGGCCGGTGCGATCGGCAATCTCGCGGATAGTGAGGCCCTGCTTTCGGAGCGTCTTCAGCGTGTCGTCGTCGTCGCCGGACTTGATGGCGGACAGCGCCCATGTGTTGCCGGTCAGCCGTGCCTCGAACGGTTCGGCGTCGGGACCATGAAATCCCCGGCTCTTGGTGAAGCGTACTTCTACCCTGCAGCCTTGGTCGGCGGTGTAATCGGGCGGCCGGCGCAATGAGATAACGCTGTCCAACACATCCTCGCGCTTCGAGGTGCCGCGCTGCTGTCCGCCCTTCCCGTCATGGTGTACCAGCAGCACGCTTTTGCCCTGCCGGCGAAGCTGCAATATCCACGCCTGCATCACGGCCCAGCCGTCCGCGTCATTCTCCTGCGCACCGGGGCAGAGCGTCGAAATGTTATCGAGCAGGATAAATTCCGCGTCGGCGACAACATCGGAATAGAAGCCCTGCATCGACGCATTCGACAGATCGGGCAACCCATCCCTAAACGTGTCGGCCGCCGCGATACGAAAATAGTCCGGGGCTGGTACCAGCTCGCTATTGCTTTGAGTATTGCGAAGCCTCGTTTGCAGATCGGCCGCTGGCATCTCGCCATCAATCAAAAGTACCTTGCGCGGCTCTGGCGCCTTCCACCGCCAAAACCCGCCGCCGGTTGCGATGGCGTATGCAGAGCCGTGAGCCATTAGCGTCTTACCGAGACCGCGGTAGCCGTGAACCATCGATAGCCCCTGCCGCTGCAGCCAAGGCGTCAACATCAACTCGCGCGGCGGGAAAGTCCGCGAGAGAAAATCTTTAAGGTCAACTGACGTGACGGGTCCAGGTATTGAACCGGCGGCATCGATTGATGCCAGTTGCAGAACGTCCCGCGGCGCGGCGATCGATTGCGGTTCATCGTGGATCGCCCTGTATGTTTGCTCCGCGATTTCCGGCCCGGAGACATTGGTAACAGAATGTACCTGAGACATGGGTGACAACCTCGTGCCGCAGTTTCCTGCTCGATCGATCCGCAGTCTCAAGCACTCTCAACATGACGCACCGGCTCCTGCTCTCAATATAATGAGCCGTAAACACCAGACCCGTTCGCCCACCGCGCCATCGCCATCTAGACACCCTTGCGCTCCAATGGCCGACGCCTCACGACCTGAAGATCGGCCGAGCGATTGAAGGCCTGCTCTTCCCGTCTGTTCAGGGCTCCCGACGGCATCCGTCGTCTCAGCGCGCCGCCATCCAGGCCCGGGCTTCGCGCTGGGCCATGGCGATCTCAATCTCGGACATCATCTCGGCGACCTCGCGGCGCAACCGTACAGCATCAGTGCGGCCTTTCAGGGCGGCCAGGTTGAACCACTTATGCGCCGCGATGAGATTGACGACGCCGGACCGTCCGCTTGCCCAGTAGAGGCCGCGTTCGAACAACACGTCGGGAATGGCGCTTGCTTCCACCGGCGCAGCCGTGTCCTGATCGATGTGCCCCTGAAACATCCGTCATCTCCTTTTTGATTTTGCCGCGCCTTTCCCGAGCGCCGCCCCTGTCCACTTGTCAAATGTCCTCGTCCCCCACGCCGTTTGCCGGCTTGTTGGGATGATCATCACCGACCAGATTTGAAAGGGGGTTTAATGATCGCGATGAATCCGGCGTAAACGCGTTTCGGGACGCGAACGCTGCGGCATCGCAAAAGGGATTTTGGGGAAATCAACGCGCCGGGCATCGACAGCGGCGGCACTGGGAACGAGGGCGTCGGCGAACACGTCAGGACCAAATTTCACTTGGGCTTGGAGATCGCCGGTGAAATTGCGGAGCT